GCTTTCTGCAACATATTAATCTCAAATAATTCATTCTGATAATAACCGCTTGTTATCTTTTCTATAGAAGAAAATCTTTTGTTGTTTACTATGTTGGTGATCACACGGAGATCTTGGTTTTGATCTCCGGTTGTTGATTTACTAAGGCTACCTATATCTGAGATATACCTATATTTATTTTTCATCAATTGTTCTTTTATCTTCAAAGCATCTTCAATAATTTTTTGTATTGTTACAAAATTATATTGTTTTAGATCTTCATAGAACAGATAGAGAAAATGCCTATCTGTCTCTTTTGCGACAGCGTGTTTTGCTAACCAACTTATAGCATGAAAAGGTCGAATACTAGGAACGATCATTTTTCTAGATTTGATCGATGTTTCTTTGATGAATGGTTTTTTCGCAATTTTGTATAAATTGGTTGTTTCTTCGGCAATATATTCATCATATACTTTTTCTGCCATATCTTCAATCAGGCCATAATAGGCATGAGACACATATTTTCTCATGTTCTGAAGCAATTGAGGGCTTGCAAGATCAACGATATACATCAGTGATCTTGCTCTATCGCCGATGATGATGGATAATTAACGAACAATCCGATAGGATCATTGATAAGCATCTCAGCTTTTATAGCAGGTTCAAACATAGATTGATATATCGTCAATTCCATAAACTGAGGCATCAAACTCATTTTATCTTTTTTATTGAATTTTTCTATTTCTATTTTAGATATATTAATACCTAAAGGATTGAGATTAGCCATTATTAAATATATCTTTTACTTGTTGTTTGAAATCCGAAACGAATTCATTTCGCATCAGTTTTATTTCTCTCTTGGATTCATTGATCTCTGTTTCGCTGTCCCATACACTCTTGGCGACCCATCCTGCAGGGCTACCTAATTTAGAATATGTTGTCGGTGTCATATTGTAATTATATGAAGCGATTGTCTCAGGACTATCACTAGTGATTCCTTTGTAGTAGTAATATGCGATAGAACTTGCTATTGTAGTCGTAGTTAATTTTTCTACAGCAGTATTATACTTTGTTTCTAGATATGATATGAATTGCTTGTCATCCAGTATCCAATCTTTATAGGGATCGACAATGCCATTTGTGAGGAATATCACCCAATCAAGAGTGGAATCTCCATAAGCATCATAGGCAAGAGTATCTGGACGCTCGCCATTCTTTATGACGTATGTATAGAATAATCTATAATCTTCTAGATATTTTTTGACAACTTCAGCTTCTACAAGCAAATTAATTGCCTTAAGATTATTGTAAGTTACAAAAGGATAATAATTAGCTAATGACATTTAAGTTCTCTGTTTTAAAATCAACGATCACCACGACCAACATTTCTTACTGGTGGCAATCCGCCTTCTGAATCAATTACACGATTGCTATTATATTTTCCGCCTCCGAAATCTGATCTTGTCTTGATATCGATCTCTTGAAATGTCATGGTTATCTCAGTGATAACAGGAGTACCATCTCTATAGAATGCAGGCGCGCCTCCGCCTATGCTATTGATATTCAGGCCTGTTATGAACGAGTCTGATACGTTAGGCAGATTGATATTATTGGAGCCGGTTACAAATTCAACAGTAGCAAGATACGGATAATCTAGGGCAAATCCTTCACCGATTATCTCTGGATGCATGAATGCTTTGATATACTCAAGCATTTTATTCATAGATTGTGCTTCTTTTTCTGACTTAGGAGATATTCTCCAAGTAAATTGATATTGTTTTAAAGCTACACCTTCAAATATAGATGTCAGATGCGGATTTCGTACAATGCCAAGATTTGATTGTGAAAATTTCCCAAGGTTGCTATCTGATATGCCGGGTGTCAGAGCTGCAACTTCACCAACCATTTTCATGATTGCAGAGCCTTCACCTCCTTTAGCAGCAGCAAAATCTTCTGATAATGATCTGCCTGCTGCTGCTAATTGTGCAGGAGCATTGGATATATTGCCTAATAATTCCATGTTATTTCCGCTGACAGATATATTAAAAGAATCTGCCAATTGTTGCGGAATGGGTAATCGTATATATGTTCGAAAACTAGGTGTCAAATTAGATCCAGGCTTTGGTCGCTCATACTTTCTCAACGACATTCTTGTATAGAATTCCGGCACTTCTAATGGAAATACAAAGGTGTCAGTTACGTTAGGCATGCTCGATATAAACTCCTATAAATATATCGTATATTTATAATGGTAATATGGCATGTCGTATAAAGGTAAATTTAAACCTAAGTTTCCTGAAAAATATAAAGGAAATCCTACAAACATCGTTTATAGGAGCTTATGGGAATTGAGATTCATGAGGCACCTTGATTCTCATCCTGGGGTAATCCAATGGTCATCAGAAGAGATAGTCATCCCCTATGTCAGTCCTATGGACAACAAGATCCATAGATATTTTCCTGATTTCTGGGTAAAAGCGGCCGCCAAAGGTGGCGTGATAAATACGATGATAATAGAGATTAAACCATATGCTCAGTGTAAAGAACCAGTCAAGCAAGAAAAGATAACCAGAAGATATATCAATGAAGTTACTACTTATGGTGTCAATAGCGCTAAATGGAAAGCTGCTGAACAGTTCTGTCTTGATAGGAAATGGCAGTTTAAGATACTAACAGAAAAAGATCTAGGATTGGATAAGAGATAATGCCTATTTTTACGAAGATTCTTGAACAAGGTAAATCTAGTTTAGGACCCGGTTCTGCACTCAAACCAGGAGCTCCTAACGTCAGGGATTGGTTCAGAGACAAAGCAAGAGAAGTTCGATCTGTAAGAGTAGAGACGTTAGTTAGCAGGAATCCACAATACAACAAGAATTTTGTTCGTCCGGGATTCATGTATCTGTTCCAATACGATCCGAAATACAAAGAAGACCTCCCGTACTATGATAGGTTTCCTCTGATATTTCCTTTCGAAGATCAGGGTGACAGCTTCCTTGCGATGAATCTGCATTACCTGCCGCACGTATACAGGGCGAGGTTGCTGGATTATCTCTATGATCTGTTAAATAATGAAAAATACAACGAGACAACAAGGATAAGGGCTTCGTATAAACTATTAAATGCTGCTTCTCGTTATAAATATTTCAAACCGTGTGTGAAACGATATTTGCACAGCCATGTTAGGAGTAGATTTCTACAGATACCCGCTAATGAATGGGACATTGCAATGTTCTTGCCGCTAGAGAGATTCGCAAAGAAATCTAAAAATTATGTTTACAAAGAGTCGAAAGATATCATAAATGGCGTTTAGTATCAATGAAATGCTTTCTGCAGTTAATTCAGTAGGCGGATTGTCCAAGGCATCTAAGTTCATGGTCACTATCACAAGGTCAACAAATGCTAATGTCGGACGAGCTGACAGAGGTCCTGCAGTAGTAGGAGGGGCACAAAATCTCTCATTCCTTTGTGACAGCGCTTACCTTCCGGGCCTGGGATATCAGACAGATGAGATCAGAATGTCTGGCTACGGCAATGTCGAGAAACGTCCGTATGCTACGATATTTCAAGATATTCCTTTGACATTCTATAGCGATGCAGACGGATCAGTATTTAAATATTTTCATGCATGGATGCAATCGGTATTTGCCTTCAATGATGCAGCAAATCCTAACGGGACAGTCAAAGGCCTGCCATTGAATTCTTTTCAATATCCTAACGAATATTATGGTATTGTAGAGATAATTCATATGAATGAGATAAAAATTGAGAAAGACTCTGATAGAAAAATTGCTGATAGAACGATTGTAAAATATCAATTGCTCGAAGCATATCCTATAGCAATAGGTGATATACAAGTCGATTGGAACATGCAAGATCAGATCTTAAAAGTCCCTGTGACATTTGCATACACCAACTGGACATCAACAACATTAGATCAAGGTGTTACAGACATAATTTCAGCGACAAGAGCAAATACGCTAACACAAAGAAGCAATTATATCGATAGAGAATTAAATAGGATGCTTGAATTACAGAACCTTGAGAGCATCACACGCCGTTCTCTGTTATTATAATCATTGACAGAATTAATTTTTTAACATAAGGATATCTATATTATGGCATTACCCAAGATCAAACACCCAACATACTCTGTGACAATACCTTCTACTCAGCAGAGCATCAATATCAAACCATTCACCGTGCAAGAAGAAAAGATCCTTCTGATGGCAAAATCTTCAGAGAAGACTGAAGATGTGGTAGCTGCAGTCAAGCAGATCATCCAAAATTGTATCATCGAAGCAGTAGATGTAGATAAGCTAGCAACATTTGATGTCGAATATCTGTTCGTCAAGCTTCGTTCTAAATCGATAGGTGAAGTCGTGGATCTCGAATACAAAGATCCTGACACCGAAGAAGTCATCAAGTTCAAAGTTAATCTAGACAACATCGAGATCAAAAATAACCCAGAGCATAAGAGCAAATTCATCATACATGATGATGTAGGATTGGCGATGAGATATCCCACTCTAGATGAAGTCAGATTGCTCGATGACTCAAATAACAAAGAAGATGCTGTATTTGATATGCTGTTTAAGTGTATCGATAAGATCTATGACAGCGAGACAGTATACACTGATTTTACAGAAAAAGATCTCGAAGAATTCGTTAACAGCCTACCTATGGATAGCATGAACAAGATCAAAGAATTCTTTGATACGATGCCGTCTCTAGAACATACTGTGACATTAAAGAATAAAGCTGGCAAATCGACTGATGTTGTTCTGAAGGGTCTCAATAGTTTTTTTACGTGATGACCGGGTATTCTAATATCGCGGTCTACTATAATACTATGTTCTCTTTGATGCAACACCATAAATACAGTATGTCTGATTTAAATGATATGTTTGTGGACCTATTGATGCAACATCTAAAACAAGTAGAAGAACAAAGAAAAAATGGCTAAGAAAAGAATATTCGCCGGTAGAGTGGGGCCAATAAAATATTTTTTCGATGAGAATGGAAATATTGTTGATCAAACAGGAGCAGTTGCGCCACGCGCTATTGCTGCTGCTATACTAGCAGGTATTGAATCTATTCCAGAAGTTAAAGTAGAAGACAAAGCGCCAGCTACACCTAAAGCTCCAGAAAAAGAAGAATCCCCATTAAGCAGAGTAACACAGAAAGTATCCTCTGGTAGAGGCCCAATCCGCCGAACTATGGATAATATAGCAGATGTTGTAGGCCGCGGTACTATTGCTGCTTCTGTAGGATCTGTTCCAAACCTCCGTGGTGTTGCAGCTGCTACACTTGATGCAGCAGGTGTTGGCGCATTTTCTACATTAGGCGGAGGTGGCGGCAGGAGACCCGCAGCGTCTCCATCAGGTGGAGGGAAAAATCCAGGAAAAGAATCTGTTGGCATCTTAGAGAGCATCTTGAATGTCTTGCAAGATAACAATGAACTGCTTCAAGACCTATTATCATCATTGACTGCCGCAGCAAGAGGGCGCATCGAAGATGCAAGAGAAGCAAATAAAAAAGGCAGTGAAGCAGGTAAAGGTGTTACTGGCACAGGTGATAAAGAAGAAAAATCGTTCTTAGGTAAATGGGGTACGATAATCGCAGCTGCGTTAGGAAGCGTCTATGGGATAATCCAAGGTTGGTTGAAAACAGTAAAGTTTTTTGCTGAGGCACTATTACCTGAATCATTGATCAAATCCATCAAAGGTAAATTTGCTGCTATCGGAACATTCTTTGATGATATACTTAAATCTATCAAAGGTAAATTCACTGCTATTGGCACATTCTTTGATGATATATTCATGAAATTAAAAGATGTTTTCAGCGGAAGATTTGAAAAGATAGGAGCTGCATTTGAAGAAGTATTTTCAAAAATAACCAATCTATTTAAAGGTGTCGGTGAAGAATCTAAATTAGGAAAAATAATATCTTCAATCGGAGGTGCAATAACTAAGTTAGCAGCGCCATTCATCGAAGCATTTGAGATAATCAAGACGATAACTGCAGGACCTGCATCAAAGATAGGTACAGTATTTGAGTCTATCGGCGTATTCTTCGGTAAGTTTTCCGGAATATTCGAAGGAGTATCAAGCACCGCAGGAAAGATGATGGGATTCCTAGACAGCTTTGCAGGCACTTTTAAATTTGTATCTAATATTGTCGGCAAACTTGCATTGCCATTGATGATCGTCATGACTGTATGGGATACAGTCAAAGGGATGATAGAAGGTTATGAGAAAGGCGGGATCGTGGGCGCTATATCCGGTGCTGTGACTGGATTTTTTAACAGTTTAATATTTGGTCCGCTTGATATGCTTAAAAGCGCCGTAGCATGGGTATTGGGTAAATTTGGATTTGAAAATGCTGAAAAAGCATTAAACTCATTCTCTTTCAGTGAGATGTTTACAAGCCTTGTCACAGCTATTGTCAATTCTGTCAAGACATACTTTGAGTCAATACAAAAATCATTCGATGAATTTATAGAGAAATGGACCAAAGGTGATTATCTAGGAGCAATCTCAGCTATATTGTTAGCTATACCGAATGCATTGATGAGAGGATTGGGAAGTCTGATAGCGAGTGCGATGTCTGCGTTAGGATTTACTGATGCAGCTGCAAAAATTAAAGAGTATCTAAAAGATAAAGATATAGTGACAGTAATAAAGGATGCTTTCAATTACGTATTTAAGACTATCACAGATTTCTTCACTTCAATTCCTGGCATGATAAGAAAATTTGTAACTGATCAGATAAAGAAATTACCATATGGTGAAGAATTACTTAAAGCTCTCACACCTGCTGCTTCTACTAATTTTGCCACAGGCGCTAGCGCTAGTTTTGGCGGGGGCGCAGCACAAAGAAATCTTCAAGAACGTACCGCCTCAATAGCGCCTGATACACAAAAAATTGAACCTAGACCTGCTGGGACGTTTGTTGGTGAAAAGTATAAAAAAGAATGGGATGCTAAATATAAAGGAAAATATGATCCCATTACAGGAGAAAAATTAGTTCAAACTAGCGCTAATTTTGGCAACAGTATGGCGGATCTAATGCCGATAGAAAATCCGACTGCTCCTGCGTTCTTAAAAAGAGTAAATGATCTTGCTATATCAGCGTCAGCTCCTGCTGCACCAATCATAATAGACAACTCTACGAAGAACAATGTGACAAATAGCAGACCTTCTTCGATATCTCCTAGAGTGAGTTCGGGGGCGCCAAGTACCGCCCCCGTTATGTCTCACATAGATAGATCTTTGTATCCGTTTATCGGAGCGTATCCGTAAGGATCACTCAGATGCAAG